AACCTACCATCTGGTAGAGTTCCTGATCCAATGTTGGATGCATCTGTAGTATCTGTTGTAGCTGAAGCAGCTAATCCAGTAATTTTACTTGTAGCTATTGCCGCTGAAGAATTAATATCTGCATTAACAATACTATCTGTTAGATTTAATTTTGAATATGCGACCGCTGCAGAAGCATCTACTTTCGCATTTGTTACAGCACCATCTGCAATTTCTGCTGTATTAACAGAAGCTGCTGGAGGATTAACTGTTTGAATTCCTTTTCCTAGATAGACACAGTACAGCGCATCAGCCGTCGTAGTGGCCGTGCCCATAGTTAAAGTTGTTCCCGTAGCTGTGTATGTAGAAGGTTTTTGACGTACGTCATTTAAGAATAAAGCAATATCTTCTGAGTTTGTAACTTCAGATGATAATGTATATCCTGTTCCGTTTATCGTCGTAAACGTTTGTGATGAAAGGCTGATGTATGCTTCAGCCGGTATGTTGCCTACGTATGCCAATTTTAATCTCCTATGTACTAATCTCTTGAACCACGCTCACATAAGCATCTAAAGAAGAAGCAATATCACTTTTTACTTTAAGTATATCACTATCTTCCATAACAACCTTAGCTCCACCATCTAAAATCTGCAATGCAGATCCATTTGGAAGGGGTGCATCCTTAATTAAATAAACTAAGTTTGTCCCAGCTCCTCCAACATCGACGTAAGCGCTAACATTGATTGCTGCTGTATGAACGTTTGCAAGAGATATACCAACGACTGCATTGTAAGTAGATGAAGTAGCTGTATAAATAGTTGTAGCTCCTGTACCTACTGGCGCCGATGATTTATGTCTTCTAAAGTTCTGTGCCATATTTTTTCCTTATTATAACGCAACTCCCATTGCAGTTGCGAATCCTTTAGTTGCCAGACCTGTGTCTGTTCCTGCTCCATCAACAATGTTTCCACTGTTGTCAAACATGATCGCTTTACTTGCTGGTAAAGAAACAAATACTATTGTTGTTCCAGCTGTAAAAGAAGTTTTAGCCCCACCATTGCTACTACCAATTACGGTATCTCTTGATAGTGAAGTACCTGAGTGAGTGTAAGTTCCAATACCTACTTCCCATTCGCTAGGATTATCTTCCCCAACGATAGTGTAGTAAGTAGTATTACTATTTCCTATACCTGCATTAAAAGTTATGAAACCTGTAACTGCACCAGCTAATGTAAACGCACCAGTACCTGTTGTTGTCGAGGTTTCTTTAACTCGATCATTTGTTTTAAAAGCCATTTAATCTCCTATGCTACTCTTATAATAGCTGTACTTGCACCTGCACTTGGGAACTGAATCGTAAAAGTTCCGCTAGTAGAGATTTGGTCTGTACCAAAATCAAGAACACAAACTGCTTTTGTAGGCGTTCCATCTCTATAGATTAATGCATATCTTGCATTAATTGTTGCACTGGTGAAAGAAAGATCATCAAAGTCAACGAGCGCAGTTGTACCATCAACCGATACTGCTTGGTTAGCTAAAGTTCCACCACCAGCAGAATAAGTTCCACTGTTAGCTACTTCATTACCAGTAGTATAAATTGTAGTTGTTGCGACGTTTCCTGTATATGAGCTATTGTACAAAGCTAGTTTATATGTGTCTCCACCTGAAGATAAATTTTGTTCTCCAGATAAAAGTTCTTCTTTAAAACTTGTACATACCGTATTTGCCATTTTTTTCCTCCGTTTTTATTATGGACTAGGTGGAACAGATCTTAGTTTTTGTCTAATTTCTCCGTCCACATATTCGTCTCTTCTTCTTCTACCTTGTTGTTCGATACCTAATCCTTGTAAGGATTGAGCGTAACGACCTTCATATGTATTTAGCAGGTCTTTATCTTTTAAGAAAGTGCATGCTTCGACCAGGCAAGCATACAAGAGCGTATTTGGAGCATTTAAGCTTATATACGTAGTAGTGTTTGTAGACGTTAACTTTGTACCGTCCGTTGTATTAGGTCTTTTAACATAAGCGCACTCAACATTCAAGGCCGCATTAGGGGTTGGACCCAATAATAATTTTGTCTCATTCCAATAGGAATAAAATTTAGGAGTACCTTGAGTAGTCCTATTTGCTGTATATTCATCAATAAAAGAGACATCTTTTTGCATTAAAGTCTCTCTAGCCCCTGTACTATTGTTATATATCTCTAACCATCTGATTAATAATATACCATTGGGAAGGGTTAAAAACTCATTTCCAGGTGTTAAAGTAGAATAATCATTTCTTCTGTAGACATCTAAATCTACATCAGTCATTATTCTAAATTCAGCATCCTCTATAAATCCATTAACAACAGTAGATGTAAAGACAGTAGAATCTACTTCGCAATAACTTCTAATCTTTGTAACTAGTTCATCATATGTCATGGTGTAATAGTAACAGGACCAGCTGAAACTGGAAACCCGCCTCCTTGTATTCCTCCTACTGAAGCATTAGTTGCTTGCGTAAATTGAAAATAATTATCTGGATCTTCAATTAATGTAACAGTTGCACCTGCGTTATGAGTGGCAGCTGTTGTTCCATACGCTCCTCTAGTAACTACATTAGGATTAATAGCCGTTGCTTCAGGACTTACTTGTCCTAAACTATTGTCGGCTGCTATAGTTGTATATCTTATAAGTTCATTGTCAATCATAATAGCTTGACGTAAAAAATCATTTGTTGTTACGGCTGAAAAAGCTGTCGCGTTAGTTAATTTAATTCCTGTTGTTTGACTATCATCTAATGCATCAACTAATGTAGTTTGTCTTAAAGGCATTCCTTTTCCTACATCAATTGCATAACCGGATGCAGCGCAAATACTCGAGCCTGGAATACCATCTACATCTCTACAATTAGAAAAGCCTGGTGCACCATTATTAGTGGGAGGAAATTGTGAATTACCTGTACTTGTTGATTGATCAGGTACTCCTCTAAATCTAACTGTATCTGCTTCATTTCTTCTATGACTAGGAGAATGAACAAAAATTAATCCACTCCCTGCAGTGTAAGTTTCGAAAGGATTTTCTGGAAGCATAACTGGAACTGTTGGTGTTGCTCGTTGTTCCGGTCTTGGATGTTCTAAACCAATTCCATCTGCACCTATAACAGCTAATTCCAATTGGGGTTGTTTAGGTTCATATTCTGTGTAATGAACCCACATACCATTCCATTCCTTAACCATTTCTCTGTAAGGAAATCTTAAACCACTTCTATCTGAAATTGCGATAGCGTGTTTCCCTGATGCGTATTTTCCCATAATTAACTAACTGATGGATAATAAGCTTTTGGTGTTACATAAGAGCTTGAAGGTGATCCATCTTCAGTTAAAGCTCTATTTAATTCATCTTCGTAATATAATTTTAAAGCTTGTGTTCTATCTGGAGAAACTTTTTGACTTAAATAAAAAGCTAGACCTGAAGTCATACAAGGTAAAAATCTATAAGGAGCATCTGGATTATTTGAATAAATACCAGAATCTTGAATTCTTTTAATATAATAAAAATTTAAATATTTATTTGTGCTTGAACTTGGAGCTAAATAAATTGTAATGTCTGTATAGTCTCTGAATCTTTGAATGAAATATTGAGAAGGAGTTCCTTTAGAATCTTTGTTTGCTAATGCTTGATAAGTAGATCTATCAACCTTAGTCATAGTAACATCAGTTGGAGAAGTTAAAGCGTTTCTATATACTATTTCTAAAACATCTGTAGCGTTATATAAATAATCAGCACTATCTCCTATTTTAGCAGGATAAGTCGTACTACTATCTCTAGCAGTTGCATCTTTATATATTCTATAAACGTTTTGACCTTCGTTTAATTTAATACTTGCGTTAGCTACTTCCCAAAAATGTAATCCTCTATTTCCCCATTCAGCCAATAAAATATTTAAAGAACGTCTAGCGCTCTTAAGATCATAACCAGATCTACCTTGACCACCGCAACGTTCGAATGCGTCTTCAATTATTTCTTCTATTGATAAGTCAAAACTTACCGTGTTGGACGTCGCCATTGTTGACCTCCTACTGCCAGATTACTTGTACGTTTGCAGTAGCTCCAAGACCACCACCAGTTTGAAATTCGATATACATTCCTGCATCAAATTTAATTCCAGTAGCTGCTATATATTCTTGATACAAATCTCCTGCTCCTGTACCACCTCTATATTGATATCTGAGAGTTCCAGTATTGTCGGATCCGTCAAAAATTTTAATTGAACAATCCGCTGCACCGGGATTTACTGTAACGCCTTTCAGCATACAAATTCCACTTACAACAGTTGATCCACCTGTAAGAGTTCTTAAAGTAGAACTCGCTTCAGTATAAAATTGTTTTACTGGCGTCGCCATTCCATTATATGACATTTATTTATCTCCGTTAAAAAAGTGAGCTCCCGAAGGAGCTCACATTATTTTATTATTGTAGGTTATTATTTTGTTGGTACAAAATAGTAGCTCTAATTTCACCTGCTGAAGTAGCACCAGTGCTAGTCCATGTAATTTTTACATCAGACGTTCCTGTATCAGCCCAAGACAATGCACCACCAGCTTCTGTTGTTGGATATGCTCTTCCAACTCCTGAAGCGATTGTAACATCATATGCGTTGATAAAAGAAGCATTGCCGCCAACTGTATCACCAATACTAAAAGTACATGTAGCACCAGCCATTACGGTTGGTTTATCAAGTACTATATCAATGATTTGTGAGTTTGCTGGAATAACAACACTAGTTTCATTTGCAGTAGAAGCTCCACTTGAAAGTGTAGTCCCTGTTGAAAATGTCTGTGCCATTACCACTTGTCCTGTGTTTTTCACATTAGAACCAAGGGTTGTTCCAGTTGTTTCTGTAATCGTTCCCGCTTTTATCGGTCCCGAAAATGTAGTTTGTGCCATGTTTATATCCTCCTAGTTTTCCGAATACTGTCTCTAGGCCGTCGACTATACGCGTCAGTATTCTAATATAATTGTATAGTACGTTAAGATATACTCCTTTTTTTCAAAGAGTGCAAGGTATCCTAGGGTGTTTTGTGTGATTTTGTAAAAAGCCTTAAGTTGCTATTGATACTGATGGTGCAGCGTTAGTTATCGCGTTTTCCCTATCAGCAATTTTAGACTCTTCTGCCTTAATTGCTGCAATAACTTCTTGCACCTTTTTATCAATCTGGACCATATTGAGAGTATATTTCCCATTATCGTTATACTCCTGTTGCCAGTTCAACTCCAAGGACCTTTTTTGTTTGTATAGGTCTGTTACCATAGTCTTGGACCTCCTCATAGGTAATATAATTAGTGCCACCATAAAATTCTCCAGCACTGTCCCATTTTATAACATTCTGTCCTAGTTTGTCAACTATAGCTTTTTCAAGATCTTCGGGAGTGTCCTTCGATTCTACCTTAAAATCGGCATAATAACCGTAAGCTCTTATTTGGACTCTGAATGTTTTCATAGATTACCTTTTGATTTTTTACTCTTATCACAAAAAAAAGGGGCGGTCAAGCCGCCCCTTAATATTAGTTTAAAGACTTAATTAGTTAATTAAGCACCTTGGTTTCCGTAGATACCTCTCCAGTCAGACCAGCCGAAGCTGTATCTTTCCCTAGCTTTGTATCTAACGTTTCCAGTATCGAAGTCGCCTTCCATAGCTGTTTTTAATGGTGCTCTAACGAAGTGCTTCATTCCATTTGGAACATCAGTTTTGATAAACCAAGCGTCACTGTCAGTTAAGTAGTGATTAACTACAAAACCTTGAGGAACCATACCCATGCTTTTGATAGCATTGATATCGTTATTCGCAGTACCAGTTTGGCCTTGAGACTTCATAATTCTCTCAGCTGTAAACTGAAGCTCTTTAGGGATGACCATTTTCATTCCTTGAGCCGCTACTTTAAGACCTCTTTCATCTTGAAAACTAGCGATGTCTATCAACGCTTGTTCTAAAGATACTTCAGATAAGTCAGCAGCCGTACCAGGTACGTTTGTTTGATTACCATTAAGTGTAGGGTGAGCATTACCACATAATGATTCGCCGTCTCCGCCATTGTAGCCGGAAGCTTGGAACGCATTATTTAGTACGTTTGCACCTTTAACTTGTTTTGATGTTGCCATTGAACGAGCTAAAGCCTTTGTGTATCTAGAAGAGATTCTATCGTAGAGGTTATCTTCGATAGCTTCTTCTGTCAACGCGAATGCTAATGCTACTGTTTCGTGAGTGTATCTAGCAGTGTATGTTTCCTGTGCATCGTCGTATTGAACGCCGCTACCTTCAGGTTTAACATCTGCAGTACCGAAACCAGATAACATTACTTCTTCTTCAAAAGCTCTGTCAGAAGATTCGTTGTCGAAAATCTGACTTGCTTCGTTTTCATAACGTTTGTATTCCAGGCCGAATAGTGCATTCAGACCGGGTTCTAGTTCTTTAACTAGCTGTGCTCGTGATATTGCCATGTCTATATGCTCCTATTATACCCCAACCACAAATGCATTGTATTTGTTGTTTGCAACAACAATAACGTTTGCATAAGCTGCGTTGAAGTCTGAGTTATCAGGATCTTCTGCTGATCTCAAGATTCTCCATTGTTTGCCAGAAGTAGCTAAGTCATTAGTAAGATCTAATGTACAATTACTTCTACCTGAAACGGATTCACCTGAAGCTGTAGTGTCACAGACTTGAAGAAACGTTTTTTGAACGTTATCTGCTGTAGAACTAATAGCTGAGTCAGTTGCGATCTGATATTCCTGGAATGGGTTGTCATTTACGAAAGCAGTGATGTTTTCACTATTCGCCGGTGTAGTTGAAGCAACATAAGAATTGCTCCAAGTAGGTTTTTCAGTTGTAGAAGCGTTGTAGAAACAACCGTTGAAAACTCCAACGATTAAATCTGTAGAAGCCGCTGCTGCACCTTCAACAAAACCACCAGTACCAGGAGTGTTACTTACAATCCCTTTAACTGGTTCACCATTGTAAATAGCTGTTCCATGTGCTCTCTTGATAGTGTATTTAGACTGACCTGAAGTCGCAGGAGTGTTTCCTAGCGTGTTAACAGGTTTAAGTCCATATCCACTAGCTTGTATGTTTGCCATAGTATTTACCTATTCCAATTGTGTTCACATTTTTACATGTAAACGGTTAATGTTAATTCGGAAAGTTTTGAAAAGAATTATTCTTTTTTGCCACCACCGAAACTATACGTAGTACGCCTTTGATTACTCATTGGCATACTTGGATGTTGATCCTTCAGAGGCTCGTTTTCGACAGCTTCCTGCCTGTCTTTAGTTAGCTTATTAAAATAAGCGTCCCTTTGACGTGCGAGTTCTTCTGGTATTCTAGCCAACACTAGACCACCTACTCCGATGTGACCTTTGTATCTACCTTGCTCTATTGCGGGATAGTTCAAGTCAGGATAGGCATCAGCTCTTACGAGTTCCCAACCCTGTCTTAACTTGGCCGTGATGTTTTTTGTATCATCTTGGCCCATCGTTTCAAAACGAATCCAACGCTGTCTAAAGCCGTCTGGACACTTAGGTGCATCTAAGTGAGATGAGTTCACCCAAACTTTTGGTCTTTCAGATTC